TGACCCAAGGAAGCACCCATCTGAAGTGGTTGTTGTCCAAGAGACTCAAGGTTCTGTACTTGACCCATAGCGGCTTGATAAGGCTGATAAGCCGCAACCTGACCACCAAAGTATTGACCCAATGCTTGAGAGCCTTGACCGAGCAAACCAGCGCCAAACAAAGTGTTCTGTTGACCTTCTCGTTGAGCATTAGCCGCCAGTTGAAGTTCTTGTTGCGCTCTTGCGTTATAGAGAGCCTGAAGTTCAGGAGTAGTTGCACCCAAAGTACCACCTTGAGCAACAGAAAGACCCGCACGACCTTGTTGTTGAAGTCTGTTTTGCAGATTAGCTAATTCCATCTCACGAGAAGGTTGCAATAACTGCATCTGCTGATTGATGTACCTTTGAGCAACATCTTGCGGAGATTGAGAGATATATTGATTACCCAAACCAAACAAGTTAGCCGCACCAGTTTGAAGTGGTGCAAATTGACTCTGAGCGTTCTCTGCTTGCGTAAGGCTATAGTTAGCCATTGTTGCAAAGCGGTCTTGCTGTGCTTTGGCTTCTGGAGTTAACTGATAACCCGCAGAGGTCATCTGACCAGTTTTAGGATCATAGGTGTACTGAGATGTACCAAAACGAGTGGTCATCCCTACTGGACGGAATTGAGAACCAGCAACAGCCGCTTGTGTGGCAGTGTTGACATTCTGTGCGGCAGCAGTAGCGGCATCTCTTGACTCTTGGCTTTGCAGTACACCACCAGCCAAACCCAAGCCACCAGTAATTGCGTTGCCCAATAATCCTGTGCCAACATTAGTTAAGACTCCAGTACCAGCTTTGGTAATTAAGTCAGTTCCAGCTCCACCAACTACACTAGCGCCACCAACTGTACCTGCTCCGCCAACTGTTCCTGCTCCGCCTACAGTTCCTGTACCACCGACAGTTCCTGTACCACCAACTGTACCTGTACCACCAGTAATTAAACCGCCTAAGCCTTCAACACCAGTTGTCAGACCAGCTAAAGTTGTGCCAAGCCCTGCGCCACCTAGCAAGGCATTAGACACTCCTAAAGTACCTAATAACCCAGTACCCAAAGAACCACCAAGACCAGCAGCTCCCAATGAGCCACCTAAACCAGCAGTGCCAGCAGCAGTTAAACCCGAACCAAGTGATCCCCCCAAACCAGCCGCACCCGTTGCGCCACCAAGACCTCCAGCACCAGAGGCTGTTAGTCCTGTACCGCCACCCATGCCAGCCACACCACCTGTTCCACCTAACAAACCATCAAATACACCTGCACCACCTGCAACACCCAAAATAGCCGCTTGAACAACTGGGTCTTTCAGAGCATCTACTATTCCACCAAAGAACGATAAGTCTTTCTTGGTTTCAACAGTATTGATAAAGTCGCCAGTAGCACTGTAAATCTGTATGGGCGTTCCAACAGGAGCTTTGTAGTTAGGATCGCCAGTAGTCTTAGATGTGAAAACAGTCTCAAGCGCACCAACTTGATTATCTTCACCAGACTGAATATATTGGTATTGAGGTGTAACAACAGTATCGCCTAGTGTTACCGAATTGCCAGGAGCAATCGTAGCCCCAATCTGTGCAGAAATCTGTCCTACAGGCGCACCAGAAGCCTCTGCTAGTTGAGCAGGACTAATCTGGTTTTGTGCCATGTATGCTACTAATTGAGCATCACTAAGGTTAGGATTGGCTGTTAAGTAGTCAATAATTTGTTGTTTAGTCGCCATGATTTTTCCTTAAATATGATCTGTGATGATCAAACAACACCTTTGAGTGTGCAGTAACCAGCACCACCTGCACCACCTGCTTGGCTTGTGCCGCTAGATACTGCATTACCACCAGCACCACCATTTTTGACGCTTCCAGCAGCACCACCGCCACTATTACCACCAGTGCCGCCAAATAATGATGTCGCACCAGTAGAAGCAAAAGAGCCACCGCCACCACCGCCACCATATATGCAAGTTGTAACTGGCCCAACGCCAGAGGATGAACCATTACCGCCACCAAAAGCATAATTTGTATTACTGCTTACATTATTAGTTGCTCCATAACCTCCTCCAGTGCCACCCGAAACAAAACCACTAGATGTATTTGTTGAGCCAGCACCACCTCCATTAGCACCATCGGCAACACAAGTTGAGAACGTAGTGTCTCCACCAGCACTTCCAACATTTCCTTGCGTTTCATCTGGGCTACCGCCAATACTTCCAACTCCTGCGCCACCAGCACCACCAGCACCAATGGTTACTGTAGTTGATGAACTAAGTGCAGATGCCAAAATGGGACGGAACATATATCCACCACCACCACCGCCTCCACCATCAAAAGCAACTCCAGTAGCCCTAAATGAACCAGAACCACCACCACCGCCAGCACCCCAACACTCAGCATAAATTTGTGAATAGCCTGGTGGTTTTGTAAACGTACCAGTAGCACTAAAAGAACGAGTAAAAGGATTTAGCACGATTGTGTTAAAGCTAGTCCCATCACATTGCACCAAGCGAACCTCATTTGGATACATGATGTAGCTTGTCAAGCCATCAATTGTTTCGCTTCCATTTGGGTCAAGCGTAATATCGCCTGTGCCAAGGTTTTGGATATAGCAAAACCATCCAGAGCCTAGCGTTGCCGCTGCTGTAAATGTTTGAGTGAATGTTCCACTTGTGATTGCAACCAATGTACTTCCATCAGCAGAAGCCAAGATTGTGTTTGATGTTCTGGTTGACCGAGGGATAGTGGCTGTTGCTACAGTTGTCACCCATGCTGGTGCGGCAGAACCCTGAGACTGCAAATATTGTCCAGATGTACCGACCGCCAACATTTGAGTAGTGCCAGATGCTGACTGATAAGGAATCGTGCCATTTGCACCACCAGCAAGATTAGTAGCTGTGGTGGCACTTGTAGCACTTCCGCCAATGCTCAAACCCGCAGCAGTCCCTGTAATGTTTGTGCCTACCAATGCGCTTGGAGTGCCAAGAGCAGGTGTTACTAATGTAGGACTATTTGCTAAAACAATATTTCCACTTCCAGTAGTTGAAGCAGAATCTAGTTTTGTAGCAATAGCCGTAGCAATGTTATTGAACTCAGTATCAATCTCAGTACCCTTAACAATCTTTAGTGGATTGCCAGAAGACAGATTATCTTTACTTGCGAAGTTAGTACTTTTTGTGTAGTTACTCATGACAGTTTCCCATTTTTAGCTTGGATTTCAATCTTTTGGATAGATAGTTGAATCCCGTTAATATCACATTCATAACCAGTTTGAACAACCTTACCAGTACCACTGGCAGATACTTTCAATGTATTCAATGCAACACCTTCTGAATACTCATCAATGTTGTACTCAGCAATGCCATACTGAGCAACACCCTGTGCGGGAATAGGCGCAGTAGCACTCAAGTAGTTAGTCTTAAAGTCAAAGCCCCACTTAAAGACAACATTCTGATTCGTACCACCAATGACCACAACAGAAATCTTCTTCAAAATAGATGTCTGGTTGACGTTTCCAAGGTCTGCATGGTTTGTGTAGTACAACAAACGATATGTAGATGTATGGTCGTTATAGCCCGTGTACTGACCTATATAGCCATTCTTTCCAATGTAGACAGAACCATCTCTTAAAGAAGTTAAAGCAGTCGGAGTAATAGAGTCCCAAGTGGTTACACGGGAAGAACCATCTTGAAGATTGATCTTCATGTCAAAGCAGTAAACAGACTCTGTGTAAGGCATGGTGAGAAGATAGAAACCTTCTCTTTCTGAGTAAACAGACTTGATTGTTGACAAGGTCTGATTAGCAACATCACCCATCAAGTCATTACGCACATTCTTAGATAAATCCCTCTCAGGAGCAGACTTTTCTTGAATTGTTCTCATCAAGGAACGAACACCAGAGTTTGACAAGAAGATCACATCAGAACTGGTTGTCTGAACACTATCCCTTGCTAAACAACCAATCCCTCCAACTGTGTCAGAAATAGACATCGTAGAAGGAGTAGTCGCACCCTGATAAACAAGAATCTGTCGTTTACCAAAGATAAATAAGAAACCATTGTGAGCAGCCAAGGCTTGAACTTCATCAGCACCATTAGGCCAAACTCTACTCGTATCCAAAGTACCAGTAGTACCACCAGACCATACATGACCCGCAATCAGATCAGAGAAGCTAACAGTTACTCTGTCTGCACTGGTAGAAGCCACCCACAAGCGACCATAAGCCGATATAGCAATGTTTGCACTAGGAACAGTCCCTACATAGCCAGTCTTCTCAGAAACCCGTCTATAGGTAGTTGTACTTACAGTAGGATCATAAATCAGAGGATCGTGACCTGTTTGAAAGAAGTAAGTAATCCCATACAAAGAAGCACACTGCCAGTTACTCGCAGTAATAGTAGGAGCAGAACCACCCCCCCCATAGGTCAACTCAGTCACCGCATTAGATGTACCTAGTTTAAAGAGTTTGTTGTTGCCAGCAAAGAGGACTGTTAAAGTGCCATCAGGCTGAACTAGCTCATGGATGACACCAACATCGTTAGCACCAAGGTTTCCAGAAGAGGAGTTAACCCTTGTCCAACCTTTACGTGAACCAATACGACCATACTGGTCAATCACACAATTAGTGGCAACCAAAGCAAAGCCTTGCGCTAAATCCAATGGCGAGTCTTGGGTGTTGAGTCCGAAAAACCCTGGTGCGCTAATGCTGAATGTTTGGATTGGTTGAGCCATTAAACTGCCTCAAAAGAGCCAAATTCTGGATAGCGAGTAGCTTCCGTAGAAATGTAATCAGAGAGCATAGACCTGTACAACTGATAAGCCTCTGAAGAAGATAGACCACCATCCTCACCACGCTCAACCAAAGCACGAGCATAAGCACTCTGAACCACCAACTCAGATGGCATCAGAATCACAGTAGCATCAGAAGTCAATGGTGCTTGTGGCACGACCAAGCTAAATCTTAGACTAACTACGCCATCAGGAATGGGAAATACAGTTACTTTAGTGTCATAACTAGCATCTACACCATCAAAAGCATAATACAAAGGTACACCACTAGAGACAGTCCCAAAGTTCAAATAACGATTCATGTTAACAAACGGGATGTTTGTCATGGCTGTGTTATTCGTATCATTGATAACGTCTTGAACACGGAACTTCTGTCCTGCCCCTGTTAAGGAGTAAGAAGATGTCCCTGCAACAGTAGAAACTACTACTGTAGTACCCAATATGTTCCACTCATAAGAGTCTTCTATTTGACGCTTGGCATCATTGTTT